TCACCATTTTTATTGAATGAGTTTTGAAGATGTTCGTTATCGTGAATACCTTTATTTAACATCCAAAAATGTTTTGCTCTCCTGTTATCCAAATTAACAGAACTTCCGATATAAACTTTTTGGTCAATCTTGTTTTGTATTTTATATATTCCTATTGTTTCAGACATATAATAATCTATACTCATAAATATTTAGAATTGTGATTTATAAGTGAATTTAAATATATTTATAAATAACATTATGGAAAAAATTACATTAAAAAAACAAGATATAACAAAACTCATACAAGTTATTAAAGAACAAGAGGAAGAACAGGAACCTTTTGAAGTTATTGAAGTCACACCTGATGAACTTTATAGATTGATTCCTGCAATTGACTATAACTTAAATGCTCTATCAAAGTTAAGAAAATACAGAGATAAAAAAATTGTGGTTAATGGTAATTTGAAATTGAGATATTCAGAAATAAAATCTTTAGGTCCAATCATTAGAATTAATGGAGATTTGGATATGGTTGATAGTGGTATATCATCATTAGATGGTGTAAAAGTTACTGGTAGAGTTACTGATTGGGGAAGTGAAAGAGCCAAAATTAAAGAAAGAAGAAGAGTTGCCGGTTTGTTATCACAAGCCCAGTCAAGAAGAGAAGATGATGAATGGTCTTTGGAAAATGCGGATGATGAAGGATTATGTGCCATCGCAGTATTTCAATACCTACAAGAAAATGAAGGAGACGAAGTTCAAACTGAAGTTGAGGTCGATAGATTAAGAGAATTAAAAGAACGTAGAGGAAACATATATTACGACCAAGAGCAAGGTAATGATTCAGAAGAATTACAATCTGAGTTAGATTCTATTGATGCTGAAATTGAAGAAATTGAAGAAAAGATTGATGTTTATGCATTGATTCCAACTAAATACGGTTTTTATGGAAAAATGCGTACATATGAAATATACCAAGGAAATTTATATGGAAATACATATGTTGCATCAACAGAAAGCGATGCGGAAGATGCCGCACTTGATTACGCTAAAGAATACGTAGACGAAAACGGAACTGGTGGGTTTAATCAAAATTTTTGGACGGACCATTTAGATGAGGAAGGTATTTTAGATTACTTTAGAGATTTTTATGAGGATGATGTCAGAAACAATCCTGATTCGTACTTCAACGAAGATGATTTTGAATTAACCTCAGAACAAGAAGCACGTAAGGAACAACTTGAAAATTATATTGAGGAAATGGAAAGTATGTTATCGGATTTGGAAGATGAAATGAATGAACTTGAACATAACTCTGATGAATATAATGAATTAGAAGAAAAATTACAAGAGGTTCAATCAAATATCGATACCGCACAAGAAGAATTAGATTCAATTGAACCTGATACAGAACCAACGGAAGAAATGATTGATAATAAGGTAGATGAATTGTTAGATGATGTTAAATACGATTATCTTGCAAAATTGGAAGAGTTCGGAATTGATGCGGAAGAATATCTAGATAAAGATGCTTTGGCTCAAGCGTGGGTTGATGCTGATGGATTAGGGATTATGAGTGGATACGACGGCTCTTATCAAACCACTTATGTTAATGATGAAACATATGTCGTAATGAGAACAAATTAACCTTTAATAAATCCCAATATTAATTTATATTTGATAAAAAAAGAAAAAAATGTCGGGAAGAAAATTAAAAAAAGGATTTGAATTTTTGTTAAATACGGATTGGATTTTCCAAGAACCTATTGATTTAGAACATAAACAATATGTTTTATTAAGTTATTTTCAAAAGTTAAACGAGAGATTTGATAAATTTGAGGTTTATCCCTCCTTTATTGAATTGTCTTTGCATTTTGCAAACGTAAGAACAATGATTAGTGAAAACAAAATGTTATCAACCGATAAGAGATTTGAATATTTTGATGATGAATTATTGGTTGCTGATTTGAAATACAACCAAATACCAGAATTAAACACTGACGAGGATTCGCAGTATAAAGAAATCTTAAAATACACCGCACCAAAGATTTACGATTATTTTAATATTGCAAAATCAATATGGGGTTTGGTTAATGAAAGTATATCAGTTCAGTTAAGAAGAAATAAAAATGAATTAACCAAAAAATCAGGATACTTTTATTTCAATAACAAAAAAGAAAAGACATTATATGTTTGGGAATACAAATTGAAAAAAACTAAAGGTAGTACTGATTTAAGAAACTTTTCAAATTTAATTTACTCGGGACCAAAAGATGATTTGACATTATCAGAAATTATTAATAACTTCAGTAAGTGGAACAAACCTGACGAAAATACAAAATATCCAATATTTGAAGTATCAGGGGGAGAAGAATATCCTTTGAATGAAACATTATTACCGATTTTCAAAAGAAGAGTTTTAGGTTATATAAATCAATCATTATCAATAAAATACGATAAGGTATGAAAGAAAAAATTACATATGAATTAATTGAGAAACTTGTTAATTCAAATCCAAATGATTATACTTTGGGAAAGAAAGTAAGAGAAGTTATTAATTCAATCAAATATCCCGATGATAAAAAGATTTCTGACAATTCAGACAATAAAGGATAACCTCAATAGAGGTAAATTATTAAAAGACCTATTTAAGGCCGATGCAATTATTTTCGTTGATAAATTATCCACAGAGGTTTATAACCTTTATCGTGGCGGAATGGCCGAGAAACAAATCGTTGAAAAAATCAAAGACTGGAATATATGAAAACATTAAGAAACAAACAAACAGGAAAACTCGAACGAGTTAAAGACAAAGACGCCTTACCAAAGGTAAAATACGGGTGGGAATACGTATCAAAATCAGAATGGAAAAATCAATTTAGAAATCCTAAAGTTGAAACAAATGACGACACCACTTCCAAAAAACAAAGAAAGAAAACTGTTTAACAAATTAAGGAGTCCAATTCACATCTCTTTTATTGCTGAAAGCATTTTGGAGTGTAATGAGTATAACGCAAAAGAAATACTCAAAGATTACATTGAAGAGGGTGTTATTGAAGAAGTAAAAGACAATAAAAATTTTTATAGAACAAAATCAAATGCCTGAATTAACAAAATTTACACCGGTTGAACCGCTCAAATCAAACAGATTCATTATCAAATTTAACAAAGAGGTAACTGTACCTGAATATCTTTTTAGAAGTTTTAAAATTTATAATGAAGGGGAGAAGTTAATCTTCAAAACAAAAATGTATCAAACCGTAAATTATTCATTTAATCCTGTTGATTTATTCAAAATTACTGCCGTTAAGATAGAATATTTAGACCCTGTAGGTGAAGTGGTAAATGGATTAAGTTTTGACATACAAGGTTCAAACCTATCATATAAAAACGATTACTCGGATGATAATCTATCAATGATTGATTTTCAGTTTGTAATTAATCCTGAAACCATTAATTTAATTAATCAAAATAGTTAGTAGATGGAAAAAGAAATGGTTAATCACCCTAATCATTATGGCGGTGAGTCAAATCCATACGAAGCCATCAAGGTGATTGACGCTTGGTCATTGGATTTTTGTTTGGGAAACACAGTCAAATACATTTCAAGAGCAGGAAAAAAACATCCCGATAAAGAATTGGAAGACCTAAAAAAGGCACTTTGGTATTTACAACATAAGATTGATACATTAGAAAAAAGATGATTGAAACAGGAAAAATTATAAATGGGGATTGTGTTGAGGTGATGAAAACATTACCTGAATCATTCATTGATTTAATAGTGACTAGTTGTCCATACGGTGTTGGAATTGCATATGATGTGCATAATGATGATGTTATTTTTGATGAATATTTGGAGTTCTCGGAGAATTGGTTAACCCAAGCATTTAGAGTGTTAAAAGATGATGGTAGAATCGCTCTTAATATTCCTTATGAAATCAATCGCCAAGATAAAGGTGGACGGATTTTTTTTGTGTCGGAGATATATCAGTTAATGAAAAAAATTGGGTTTAAGTTTTTTGGTATTGTCGATTTAGAAGAAGATTCACCACACCGAAGTAAAACCACTGCTTGGGGTAGTTGGATGAGTCCGTCGAGTCCCTACATATATAACCCCAAGGAATGTGTGATACTTGCTTACAAGAACAAACACATTAAAAAGGTAAAAGGAGAACCGCAATGGAAGGGAGTTCCGACTCAAATAGAACAAGAGGATGGAACATTCAAAACTAAAGTAGTTTATCAGGACGAAGATAAGAAAGAGTTTATGGAGTTGGTATTCGGACAATGGAAATATCTTAATGATTCAAGACCGCTTACCAAAGCTACGTTCTCTATGGACATCCCTACGAAGGCGATTAAAATATTGTCTTATAAGAATGATGTTATATTGGACCCGTTCTGTGGAAGCGGGACAAGTTTGGTTGCGGCACAGGTATTAGACAGACGGTGGATTGGAATTGAACTTTCACCAAACTATTGTAAAGTAGCACAAACGAGAGTCGATTATTTTAAGACATTAGAAGAAATAAAAGAAGACCAACTTTAAGTTGGTTTTTTTGTTTTATATGGTATTTATTTGATATGAATACAGTTATTTTATCAGAGGCGCAAGTCGACAGATTAGTCCAAAAGTTGTTGAATGAATCAGGTATCAGAAATATAAATTCTTTATTAAAAAGATATAAAAAAGCAAAAATATATTTTCATCAAGATTTGGATGGAGTTACCACCGCAATTGCGATGAGAGATTATTTGGAAGACCAAGGATTTGAGGTTGTTGATTGTGAGGTTATTCAATATGGAGAAAAGGAATGGGCAATTAAGAAAGCCGATGCTGATGGTGAAGTAATGCCTGTGCTAGTAGATTTTGCTCACGGGAAAGTAATGTTTGAAATACATACTGACCATCACGATACTCAATCAGGTGTTGAAGGTCACACCTCAACAAATTTCAAACAGGCAAAATCAAATGTTGAAACAATATCTCAAGTAATCTCACCAAAAGAAATCTTTACAAACGACGACATATTTGTTATTTCAATGGTCGATTCGGCAAAATTTGTTGAAAATAAAGTAACACCCAAAATGGTTATGAATTTTGTGTATAATTTTGATAAAGACAAATCATTAAGAGAAAACAAAATTCTTTTTGGGTTGGTAACCAACAAACTATTGTTGGCATACAAAAACTATTCTGAATTTATGGAACACTTAGTTATGAATTCAGAGGCGAGTTTGATTAGTATATATAACAACATCAAAAAGTTAGCGGTAGATAGAAATTATGCGGACGTTGAAACTATGCAAAAAAACCAAGATGAGTTTATAAAACAAAGGGGTGATGAAAACAAGGGAATTAAAAAGTTGGGTAACATATTAGTACAATATGGTTTAGGTAAAATGAAAAAAGGTTCCTATGACAGATATGTTCCTTTCGAGATATATCCTGATGCAGATTTTTTAGTTACAGGTATAGGAGCACCTGTTGGTATGGTTCAAGCATCTTGTAACCCATATAAGGAAAATAGAGCACTTAAGGGTATAGATTTAGGGCCTATTAAGGACAAAGTACTGGAAGAATTTAAACCTGAACTTGAAAAAGAAATCTTATCATATAAAATAATCAAAAAAATTGCAGAGAGAGAGGCAACTGATGAATCTGTAGGATTCACTCAAAAAGATATGATGGCGATGTATGGGAATACTCCTTCGTATGACCCAAAAACAAACTCAGTAACCGCTTATGATTTTCTAAAAGCCAATTCAGGAGGACATAAATGTATAACAAATATATCAGGAATAAATTTCATATATAGTGGTTACGATAAACCATATACGAAAGATTTACCTAAAGAAACTTTACCTATCGCAAATTACGAAGGAACAAACACTTTTGTAAATGATTTGAAAAAGAAATTATTGAAATTCAGAAGTTTATCTGAAAAACAAGTATCGGCGGGTATCAATCAAATTAAAAAAGAAGGAGGTATGATTGACTCTATGGAAGAGTTTGAAGTAAAAAAGAGAACATCGTCTGATTTGGTGAAAGACTTACAAAACAAGTTTGTTGAAATTTTACAAAGTAAAATTAACGGATAACATCCATTTTAATCACGTCACCCTCTTCAATACCTAACCTTTCACAGGTTCCACCCTCGAGTTCCAAAACCAAATCTCCAAAACCTTCGTAGTGAGGACAATTTTTTTCGTGACAAGGTTCGCAGTTTGAATGAATTTTTGTAATTTCGTTTCCGTCAATAAAGATTATGTCAAGAGGAACAATACAATCTCTCATCCAAAAAGAATGGTCACCTGAACCCATAAGAAATAACATGCCGTCAAAACCCTTGTTGAATCTTTTTTTCATCATGCCATTTTGAATGTTTTCTCTTGTAGCGGCAATCTTAACTTTGAACTTCGAACTATTTATTGATATAATCATACAGATAAATATAACAAGAAAATGGAATTGAAAAGATACTCAGGTGTTTTAATCAGATGTCAAGATAAGGTATTACTTTGTAAAAGAAGTATGGACGAAGATTCAAGACCTGGTGAATGGTCAGTTCCGTGTGGTCACCAAGAAAAAAATGAAAATAAATTATCCTGTGCCGTTAGGGAACTATTTGAAGAAACCGGTATCAAACTTGAACCTGATGATTTAAAGTATATCGGTGGTATCAAAACTATGGATAATAAAAATAATTTTGTGAGGGGGATTATGAGTTTATTTTTGTATGACTCAGATGAAGAAATTGTTCCTGATTTGGTGGGTGCGAAAGATGGTGAAGAACATGAAGATTATGGATATTTTGGATTGGATGATTTGCCAAGTCCAATCGGAGATGGTCTAACTGAGATAATTAACACGGTATTATTTAAAAAATGAACATAAGAATAAATAAACCACAATTAGTTAATGTTGTTAAATTATATCTAAAAAAATCATTCGGAAATTTAACACCAAAAACCGACCCCAAATCTCCCGATTCAATTTTTTATGTAAATTCTGATAATAAGATTTTTATGGAATACGATGAAAAAAAAGAATATGTTTGGATTGATAATTACCTAATTTGGTCAAAATTGGAATCGTTATTTTATATTGATTATGAAGATATTCAGTTAATTATAAAGGACTGGTTAGATGAGCATTACAATTTGAGCGGAATTACACCCCTCGCCTTTAACGGCTCGGCTTGGTGGATTTTTAGGGGCATTACAATTTAAATAAAATAAAAAAATGAAAAAATTAAGATGAAATATTCACTTTTTCAAAATATGTTATATTTATCTTATCATAATATCAGCCAACAAACCCCCTATATTTAGTTGGTTTATACTTTAAACCCCACCTTCAGATTAGTTTTTGTTAGGTGGGGTTTTGTTTTTCAGAAAACTTTTTTTACCTTTGTAGAACCAAAAACAAAAACTATGAAAGAAGGAATTGATGATATCTTTTTTGTTGTCGGAGCGGTTTTCTGTCTGACAGTGATAATTCTAAAAGTAGTTGTAACAATCTCTAATGTATTTCTATTATGACAACAGGACAAGCAATCTATTTTATATGTATGACAGGTATTTGTCTATACTTAATTTATTGTATGATTTTTAAAGACGGTAAACTCGTAAAATAATGAAAACATTCTCAATCAAAATCCAACACGAAACATTCGGAACGCTAATCAACGAGACAATCGTAGATGCAATACAGTTCAAACTATTCCTCAAAGCAATTAACGCTTCGTTGGAACTAAAAGACGACTTGTCATTTTTCAACGGAGAGGATTTTCTCTTTCATATACCCTTTAAATTTTTGAAAGAGTCCCTTATACTTACATCCGTTAATGAGGTAGAACTCGCTCAACGCATGAAAAGCAAAGTTGAGGCATTAGTGACAAAAGAAACACGATGAATAAAAAAATATCTTTGGTAATAATCCCAAAGTCAAAAGAAGATATTACACAAGGTAAAACAATTATGGGTAAAGATGGTAAGATGACCATTGCTACTTATGACCATACAGTAAAGGAAGAACTAAAATCCGGTTTTACACCTGTTGAGTATTATTTTGTGGATGACCAACCTATATTACCTAACAATTACTACATCTCATATGAGAGTGGTCCCACTTTGAAACTACACACTGAAATTGACCACGTAATGAATAAAGGTCAGTTCAAAAAAGGGGAACGTAGGGTGTATCTCACGGAGAAAGACGTGTTTTGGTTTTTTAAACCTGACACAAAAGAATATTTTGACTTCGCACCTTGGCACTTGAATCAAATTGTTGATAAAGGATTTACTTGTTTTGTCAAAGAAAAAGATAATGAATGTAATGGTGAGACCTGTCTAAATTGTAATTGTCACGAATTCAAAGAGGAAAACTTTATTCCTGAAAAATATAAAGATAAGTTTGTTGTTGTCGTTTAAAGTTCATACATTTGTAGAACCAAAACGATAAACTATGATAACTGTTGAAAAAGACACCCAAATCACAATTGTTTGCACCTTCGAAGGTCAAAA